CGTTGTGGCTTACTGTGAGAGAGCGTTTGCAGAAGTCGGTGCCACGGCAAGAGCCCTTGATGTGCGACTTTCCATGCATCCAGGTCAGTTCACAGTCCTTGCCAGTGATAACCCGGACATCGTCGAACGATCAATAGAGGAGTTTGAATATCATGTTAATTGCATCAGATGGATGGGCTATGGCCAATCGTTCCAAGACTTCAAGTGTAACGTACACATCTCCGGTCGTCAAGGTCCAGCCGGTATCAAACACGCAGTTAACAACAGGCTTTCTCCAGAAGCGAGAAACACGATTACGATCGAGAACGACGAAAACAAATGGGGACTTGAACACAGTCTCGAACTTGTTGACACCTGCGCACTCGTTCTTGACATACACCATCACTGGTGCCGCGAAGGTGAATACATACAGCCCACCGACGATAGATTTGCTCGCGTAATAGATAGCTGGCGTGGTGTGCGTCCTGCAATACACTACAGTTACAGTAGAGACACAGCACTACCCGAAGGCTTTGCACATGACACAATGCCTAATTTTCCAGCACTACTAGAAGCAGGACACAAGAAAGGCAAACTACGAGCGCACAGTGATTACTATCCTAACCAACTTGTTAATGACTGGGCATTGAGCTTCTTGCCTTACGCAGACATTATGTGCGAGAGCAAGTGCAAGAATCTTGCTAGTATTGACCTATATAAATACAAAGAGGAGATAGAACACTATGAGCTATTTAAACAAAATGTACGGAAGAACGAATGCACCCCAGAGTTCGTCGGCTTCGGATAAGAATCCAAACAGAGTTACTGGTGGACTAAAAGCCCAAGGCGTTGATCGGTTTACTATGCTCGGTGAAGATGGTACACGACAAGAGGTACCGTCACTTCAATATGTGACTAGCTTAGAAGAGCAATCAAGAAAACAACGAGCCGCTATCACTGTATTAGAGCGTAAGCTGACTCGCTGTGAAACTGCAATTGAACAACTAAAAGGCGTTATTAGGCCTTAAGTCGACTTAAAATTTCTGCTTTCGTAAGACTTGCATTAGCTTTTACACCACGCTGTTTTGCTTCTTTTAAAAGTTGAGCTTTATTCAATTTATCAAAATCGCAACTACCTGAACTTTTCTTCTTAGTAGAAGTTTTCTTAGTAGATGCTTTTTTTACTACTTTCTTAACAGGCGCCGGATCTTCCGGAAAGGTTTCGTTGATAACATCAACTACTGATCCAAAGCCCAATAAGTTTTTTAACCATTTTATCATAATTTCCTCCTTAGGAACAATTATTTAATTCAATAACAATACTAAGGTTTCGAAAATGGTTTAAATATATTATAATGAATTTACGCAACGCACTTCCTATTCAAGATAAAAGTATTCAAACATTTATTAATTCGATAGATGTAACTAACTTTTTATATGACGAAAGTATACCTGATACGTTTACTAATAATTTCTATTCTTGGATTAACAGTAGTAAGAACAATAATCTATTAGGATTAGATCATTTTACTAATCAAAAAATAATTGCTGGAACTATACAGGCATTTGATCACTGGTATTGGAAACATAAAGACAAGACTATAAGATTCTTTAAAGGCGAATTTATGTATCATCAGGCTGTTCTTAAAAACGGAGGGAACTTTGCTTTTATTGAAGACGGCATGTTAAAGGAAAATGATGCAGTAGTAATTAGTGTTCCGTTTTCAGATTGGGGCAAACAGCGTGATGATCTAGAGTACTATCTAACTAGTTGCAGTGCATTAAATATTCCAGTATTACTAGACTTTGCATATTATCCTTGTGCTAAAAATATTAATTTAGATGTATCAAAATTTTCATGCATTGATACTATTGCATTTTCGATATCAAAAGCATTTAACGGAGCAGAGTTTTTAAGAGTTGGTATGCGATTAGAAAAACAAGATAACGACGACGGCATTGATGTATTCAACTCAGTTAAAATGCAGAATAGAATATCGCTAGGTATTGTAAATGAACTAATTAAAAACTTTTCAGTTGATTATAATTGGAACACTTATTCTAAAGAATATAAACAAGTGTGTCAAGAACTAAATTTAAAAGAAACAGATTGTATAATGTTTGGTACTGGCAATAAAGAATGGAAACATATGAATCGAGGTACTAAGATTAACAGAGTATGCATATCAAATTTAATTGGAGGCGAACTTGCCAGTACAAAGTAATAATGATTGGGATCCTTTGCAGGAAATTATAGTAGGCACTGCTGATAATTGTGTACATCCTACTATGAATAAAAGTACACACAGTTTTATGTATGGTGGTGAAAAGTATAACGACATAAAACAGTTTAATGGACAGCCGCAAGACAAATGGATTGTAGATGAAGCAAATGAAGATTTAGAAAAACTGTCAGAATGTCTTAAAGGTCTGGGCGTCAAAGTAATGCGTCCTGATAGTATAGATCATAACAAGAAGTTTAGCACACCGGAGTGGGAAACAACAGGTTGGTATACATTCTGTCCAAGAGATTTGTTGTTACCGTTGGACAATATGATTATCGAATGTCCATCACCAATGCGTTCAAGATACTTTGAAACAAGAGCCTACTACAAACATTTATACAAATGGATGCAAGAAGGCACACAGTGGATCAATGCTCCAAAGCCTATCTTAACAGATGACAACTATCAACTAGAAGACAGACGCGATGCTACACTAGTAAACAAAGAGATTATCTTTGATGCACCAAACATTGTGCGACTGGGCAGAGACTTGCTGTGTCAAGTAAGCAACAGTGGCAATCAACTAGGCTTTCAGTGGCTTAAGACTATCTTAGAGCCCAAAGGCTATCGCCTACACGTTGCTGAGAAGTACTATAGCTTTGCACACTTTGATAGCACAGTACTGCCGCTACGCCCTGGATTGGTGCTGTTAAACGCAGGCAGACTAAGTGAAGATTGGTACCCACCTATTTTCAAAGACTGGGACAAGATTTGGGTAGGTGAAGAAGACTTATATACACCGCCAGCGAACACAGGCATTGCTCCGTGTAGTCCGTATATTGGACTTAACTTTCTAAGCATAAACGAAGAACTAGTAATTGTAGATGAAAAACAAGAAGCACTAAGACGCATACTAGGTAAACATGGAATCGATACTATAGGATTACCATGTAGGCAATCTCGTAGTTTAAGCGGAGGATTTCATTGTCAAACACTAGATACCAAACGTAAAGGTTCTTTGCAGGATTATTTTTAATGAAGTGTAGTGCATTTTGGAATTATGTAAATGTACGTCCTGGTAATAGGGTCTACCCTTGTTGTAGATTCAAACAACCTGTTGCAACTTTTAAAGGTGACTTAGAACAAATAATAAATGGGCCAGAATATATTGAACTAAGAGAACGTAATACTACAGGTGACTATATACCCGAGTGCCAAAAGTGTTTTGACGAAGAAGCGTTAGGGCATAAAAGTTTGCGTATGAAATTAAATGAAGAATACACATTTGATACACCAGCAGTAAAGTTTTTAGAAATTGGAATGGACAACTTATGTAATTTAGTTTGCGACGGATGCAATTCAGAATTTAGCTCAAGTTGGATTATTAAAGAAAAACAACTGTATGGCGCTCCATTAAATAAAAAGTTATCAATTGATGAAGTTGATAACATACCAGATACAATAGAAAAAATACTTTTCCTAGGGGGCGAACCTCTTATTACTGACAAGCACTTGTCTGTACTTAAATTACACCCTAACCCATCAAAGTGTCGTGTTATATACAATACTAATTGTAGTTATATGCCAAAACTACAATGGGAACAACAATGGAGTAAATTTAAGTCTGTACATTTTATTTTAAGTGTTGACGGAGTTGCAGAAATAAATGAAAAAGTACGAGGTGGAAGTGTATGGCAAGATACCTTAGATTTTATTGAGTACTGTAAATTAAATAATTATACATTTGAATTTAACACAGTATTACATCGAAATAATTGGTTTGATTTAACTAACCTTGTAAACTTTATGAACGAGTATAACGATTGGTATATTAACTTATTAACATATCCAAAGAATTTAGCATTAAATACCTTATCGACTACAGAATTGCATACTTTTTTACAAAAAGCAGAGTCTTTGACATTCCCTAATAAAATATACATACTAAATTATGTAAAAGACATACTAAATAATAGACTATAGGAGATTACAATGAAAAATTGGATTAAAAATAGACTGGACGAAAGAACTTCTTGGGACGGCGCAATGCTTGTCGCAGTTGGAGTTATTGTTCTTATAGCAGGACCTTTTGCTAAATTAGCTGCATATGCCGCTATTGCGTACGGTGCTTGGACTATATGGAAGTCTGAATAATTATAACTTACTAATTGGTGTAGAACTACTAGCGGACATATTCCATTTCTGCTTTTGTTCTACGCCTTTTTTTTGAGCAAATTTCTTACTATCACAGTTCTCGCATACGTGAAAGTAGGAATTACTTAATCTTTTAGGATCCATGCTTCCTCTAGTACGTTCAAACTCTACATCACAATTGTCACAACGAAGCTGACAAATAGACTGTTCACGCTTGTAGGTGTGTTCCTTGCCGGTTTTTGATTTACGAACATGCCGGGTTTGCTTTTTAAATTCTCTTATAAACATAACTATATTTACATTAAGATTATAAAAAGCAACGATAAATAACAGTAAGGAAACAAAAAATATGACAGTTTGTACAATAACACCATTAGCGAACCAACAAATTAGCACGTTATGCAAGGAAAATGACTGCTATGCTATTACTTTAAACATTAAAGGCGGCGGCTGCGCAGGGTTTGAGTACGATTGGGGAACAGCACAAGTTGAAGATATCGAAGACGGTGACGAAATAATATCGTGTGACGAAGGTAACTTTGCTATTAGTAAGCATTCTGTTATGTTTTTAATTGGAACTGAAGTAGACTATGTGAAAAGTTTAGTAGGTTCTAATTTTGAAATACGAAATCCTAATGCACAGTCAGCATGTGGCTGTGGCGTTAGTGTAAATTTTAATATGGAAACAATTCCACTATAAGCTAGTTAACTGGAGCAAAGAATAAGATGGCAAAACAAGAAATTGATATTGGTGTAGAGGGCAATGACGGTACTGGTGATAGTATACGTGAATCGTTCCGTAAAGTAAATGAAAACTTTACAGAAGTTTATGCAGTATTTGGCGAAGGTGGACAGATTAGTTTCACAACACTTAGTGATACACCAGAAAATTTAGTACCAAATACAATACCATTAGTAAATGACGGAGCAACGGGATTTGATCTTGCATCATTTGCTAGTGATTCTGCATTAATAGATGATTCTGTTGATAGTATTTTAATAAGCTACACTCCAAGTAGAGATAAAATTATCCTTCGAACAGCATTTAAGCAAGTTTCACAGGATCTTACTCCAACATTAGGCGGACCATTAGATGCTAGAGGTAACGAACCTGATAACATCACTGGTATTGCTTTAGGACCAAGCGGTGTTACACAAGACGCAGTTAGTAATTTTAATACAACACACAATACAGCCATTAGTATTGACGATCTTGTTATTAACAAAGGTTATGCTGATGCGAGATATATTGCTGGCGAATTGCCAATACGTATTACTGACGAGCCTGTAGACGAATCAATATACACTTTAATTATTGCTTCATATGCATCAGGAAACCTTGTTATTCCGTCACACGGATTTGATAGAACAGTTAACGGTATAGCATACCAATTCAATGCTGAAGACACTACTCCAACAGGTGTAACTAATAACCAAGTATATTATTTACGTTATGCTAGTGCTGACCAGCTAAGTTTACATAATACAAAAGAACAAGCTAAAGTACAAAGTCAAGCAGATGCCGAACTTAATAAAGTGTATGTTACAGGAATTATTGCTGCAGACGATACACATAAAATAGTTGACGCAGGGTACGATGCTTCCTTAGAAGGATTTTACTTATCTGATCAGGCAATGCCACGTAAGAGCATAGTAAGACGTCAAGGCGACGAAATGACTGGTCCTCTTATTTTACATGATAGCCCAGGAGAATTATCAGGACTAACAAGTTCTAAACCAGAGTTACAGGCGGCTACAAAATTTTATGTTGACAATACATCCTATTCAGCAAAAGACAATCTATTTGTAAGTACACAAGGCGACGATTCAATGCGTGGCGTTCCGTCCGGCAAAGAAGGAACATCAAATAACTACGCATATCGTACTATTAACGCTGCGGCGGCACGTGCCGAAGAAATGATTCAAGCATCCGAAGCAGAGCCAGGGCCGTACTTTCAAACTATTACATCAGACAATGGTACGTCAAATTCTTTTGTAACTTCTGCAGATTTTAATAATTCGTTAGCGCAGTTTACACTTGCTAAAGATAAAATCCTAGCTAACAGGGAATTTATTATACGTGAAATAACAGCATTCTTAGAATTTAAATATCCTGACTTTGATTACAATGTAGATTTATGTGAAAGAGACTTAGGATTAATACTTGATAGTATTTCGTTTGATATTGCAAAAAGTTTTAGTGACTCTTTAACTAATGCTAACTCTTTAACTAGAAAAGCAGGTGAGCGTTATTATGCAAGTGCCTCAGGTCGTATCGCTATTACTAGACAAGTAGTTGAAACTGTTGATTCAGTTGAAGAAGCTGCAGACATTGTAGCAGCTGTATTACTAGATAGACCATTAAATCAATCATCAGTTAGTGATATTACTTCTGATAATATTGCAACAGTTACTACATCAAGCGGTCACGGACTAGTTGATAAAAACATTATTAAACTTACTACTGTAGCAGGAATGACTGAAGTTAATGATAACTTTTACTATGTAAAATATGTTGATGCTACGTCATTCGAATTATACACAAATAAAGAATTAACATTACCTGTTGACAGTACAGGCTTTTCTGCATACGCATCAGGCGGTATTGTTGGACAAGTTTATCAAACAGATTCTAAACAAGTATTTGACGGCTTGCAAGCAACAGCACCAGCAAGAAATGGTGTTGCTGATAAGTTTACCCTTATCCAAGAAATTATGACAACTGGTATAAATGCAGGACAGGTTACTAACTTTGGTAAAACATATTACGTTTATGTTGATCCAGGCTCGTTAAGTTCTACAGACCAAGCTAAAACTGGTAACAAAGATATTATTCCAGGAAAAGTGTTAGTTGGTAAAATATCAAAAGCACAAGGTAGAATTGTAAACTACTATACTAAAGATGATGTTGCTAACCCTGATGTCAGTGGTAATAATGATGTTATCGAAGTACATTTGTTAAAGCCAATTAACTTTATTGCTAAAGAAGATTTAGAATACGGAAACTTTGTTAACAAAAAACAAATTACTATCTTTGTAGAATCTGGTCAATATGAAGAAGACTATCCTATTAAAGTTTCAGCAAACGTATCAATTAAGGGTGACGAATTTAGACGAGTTATTGTTAAACCTAAAGATAGAATATCACAATCTAAATGGGCAGATACGTATATGTATCGTGACAGATATTTTGATGGTATTACTATTTCAGAAAAAGGTGCTAGATTCTATAACCAAACAGGAGAATTCCAAGGACACTTTGGTCGTCATTATTTAAATAATCCTGAGGCAGATCTAAATGTTGGTCTTCCAGTAACAAATGCTGGCGGGTATACTTCTGCCGCAGCTATTCTTAAAGAAAACAGAAAGTTTATACAAGAAGAAATTGTAAACTATGTAAACAATAATGTTAATGATATTTTATACGATAAAGTTCAATTCCAATCAGACTTAGAAGATATTCTTACAGCTATTACATATGATATAGTACAACAGACTACATACAACTCTGTATTACAAGGATTAAAATTCCAAAGAGATAAGAGTATCTATAAAGATACAACATTAAAAAATCTATGGGCAGGTGCATTAACTGAAGCAAAGAGTATTGTAGCAACATATGCAAATGTTGGTACGTTTGCAAATGCAAGTTTTGATGAAATTATAAACATCATTAATAACGGAAGTATGGACACTGATATTGGTGCTACTTTACCAATTACCTTTAGTGATTATCCTACTAGTAGTGCTAATAGTATAGCAGCTAAATTCCAACTACAACAGAACAAAGAATTTATTGCACAAGAAGCATTAGCATATTTAAAATCTATAACTCCTCGAAAATATTTAGATGAAGCAATCCGTATTAGAGATTATAGAAATATTGTTGACTTACTTACACATGATATACTATACGGCGGCAACTATGCAACTATTGAATTCTGTAAGGATTTATATATCGATGATGTTATTAGATTAGAGTTAACAACTAGACCAGAAACATTACAAACACTAACACATCTTAAAGATGTAGTTGAAGATGTTATACTTGGTCAAGCAGTAACAGCAACAACTGGAAACGGACAATCACAAACTACAAGTGGAAGTGTAGCTTCGGCAACTGAAGTAGGACTATTAAATTCATATATTACCAAAATATTTGATATGATTAATAATGATAACTTACTTGCACTTGGTAATCAAAATCGTCCAACATTAGCAGGTGGAGATGCGTCAAGACTAAATGCTAAATCTAGTATTGATGGCAACGTTGGTGCATTGTTACCACAGATTATAACATTCAACGACGGTAGTCCTCAAACTGTACTTACTTTTAATAGTGCAAAATGTGCAAGAGATGTTGGATTAATTGTTGATGCACTTGTTGATGACTTAACTATTGGCGGTGACGAATTTGCTATTGAAACACAAGGACAATATTTTGCAAGTTATGTACAGCAATACAACGCAGGTGGATTTAGCGGACAAGAAAATGCAACTAAATCAGCTATTACACAAATTGGTACAATAGCTGAAAGATTGTTTGACGGTGCATATGCTTCTAACTTGTTAGAACAAACTCCAGGAGATGTTGACTATGTTGCTCCTGACTTTAAATACGGAACAGCAGAAAATGGTACTGACTTAGTTGTAGAGAACTTATTAGAAAAAATAAACTTTGCATTCAATAGATTGTATAATCCACCAAGACGCAACGACGAGATGGATGTGTTCATGATGAATGATGCAACTATTTTAAGAAACGTAACAGTACAAGGACACGGTGGCTTCTTACTAGTATTAGACCCTGATGGACAAATTCTAACTAAATCACCGTACATACAAACAGGTTCGTCCTTTAGTAAGAGTATTAACTCTAAAATATTCGGCGGTGGTATGTTTGTTGATGCATATACAGGTAACGTTCCTGTTTATGTTCCTGAAACAATTAATCCAGATGGACTTGGCAACGTTAGTGGTAAAACTAACAACTATGAAATTTGGGTACGTTCAGAAGAAGGTCAAGGACTGTTTATTAGACAACCTCAACTACCATGTCCATTTTATGTAGAAGGTAGACGTTTCCAAGTTAACGCAATATCTGATTACAGTCAATCAAATGGTTGGTGTAAAATATATCTTGATAAAACTTCAAATGAAGGTGCAGGATACGACGAAAACTTATTTGATGAAAATCCAGGAGAAATATCAAGAACAATTTACCTACAAACAGCTGGTAACAGAAGTATGCTTGGTAACGACTTTACACAAATTAACGACTTAGGATACGGACTTGTAACTAACAACGGTGCGTTCTCAGAGATGGTTAGTATGTTTACATACTACTGTCAAGCTGCATACTATGCTAAAAACGGTTCAGAGATTAGATCACTTAACGGTTCGAACGGTTATGGTAACTTCGGCTTAGTTGCTGAAGGTGCTGATCCAAACGAGATTCCAGATCAAGTTACTTACGGTACAGATATGACGCAACCGGCTAAGTCTTATGTATATACAGTCGCTGGATCACCAACTAACGAAATAACCGATACTGGAATTTATGTAACAGACCTTAAGTTTCCGCCAGCACCAAACTCAATTATACAAATTGATCACGGCACACAAACTATTGACGGTGTCGCAGTACCAGTAGGAGTTAAACGCTACAGAATTAGTGCAGTATCAAAAATAATTGGAGAATCTGGAACAGGCGGCGTTTACAGCGATGATGTTTATCGACTACAGCTTGAAGGTAAACCGGCTGGTGAAAACGGAGACTTTTTCTCCGCACTCCAAGGTACAGTATCAGCTGGTGACTTTATTGAAATTAGATATTCTGAAACACACTTATTTGACAAAGTAAGAAACAAAGACGGTATTGTTGAACGCCCAAGTACAGCCATTAACTTTGATGAAACAGATGATATTACATATCGCTCTGTATCCTTTAGCGGAGTTAATAACTATGGTGATGACTTAGGTGATGCATCGGTACAAACTACATTTAATATTCCATACGATCATATTGAACTACCAGTTGACTTTGCTAATGTAGGTAGTAACAACGGTAATACTATAGGTGACTTTAATATTGCTATACGTACAGATGATGCCAATGTTGGTGAAGTTGATGCAAGTGAGTTAGCACGATTAACAAGAGATATTTACGGTAGTCAAAACCCTGCAACATCAAATCCTAATGCATATAACTTAATTGCTAACAATCTAAGATTTGTACAAGAAGAAGTTGTTGCATGGATTAATGCTAATAATATTGTAACTGGCTCTTATAATCAGCGTAAATGTTATAGAGACGTTGGCTTAATTGTCCGTGGTATTGCAATGGATTTAAGATATGGCGGTAATGCAAGTACAGTACAAAATGCAAACAAGTATTATGTAGGTGCAGTACTACAGTTACCAGCAAACCAAGATTCAGAAACAGTACAAGCGATTGACAAAGCAAAAGAAATACTAACACAGTATATCTTAACAAAGTCTTCATGGACTGCTATTAATTCAAACGGTGTTACACAAAGCACTAGTGGTGGTAATGCAGAATCAGGAACAGCTACAACTGCTGGAACACTTATGGATATTGTAGCAGACGGAATTGAAACTGGTCCTCAAACAATACCTAGTGGTAGTAGTGTAACAGGTTATGCAGGTGGTATGATTTTTGCATACGCAGGTAGAACACACCAAATTGTTGGTATTACAGATAACGGAGGCGGATCTTCTACATTATTAATTGACGAAATGCCAGTAACTGACCTTACGTCAGGTGGTACAGGTATAGCTAGTGCATTTACTGAAGACAGAACATTATTCGCAGGGTTGCCAGTTGATAGTACAGGTGAAATTACAGTTAGTATTTCATTATGTCGTGCAACAGGACACGACTTTACACAAATTGGTACAGGATCATTTAACGATTCAAACTATCCAAATGTTATTTTAGGTGATCCAGTTGACGGATTAAACTTTGCACCGTATTACAGTGACTCACCTACAGCAACATCAGCTCAAGTTTGGGAAAGACGTAAAGGACGAGTGTTCTGGATGAGTACAGACCAATACGGTTTCTTCCGTGTAGGACAATTCTTTGCAGTTGACCAAGCACAAGGTTCAATTAGTTTCTCAGGTGAAATTGGTATTACAGGTGCCACTGAGTTAGGCTTTAAGAAAGGTGTATCAGTTGATGAGTTCTCAATTGATGACACAATGGCTGACGAGTCTGATACAGCAGTTCCAGTAGAAAAAGCTGTTGTAGGATATATTAACAAACGATTAGGCAGAGACAAAAACGATGCTCCAGTGTCAAACACCATTGGTCCAAAATTTGTAACTTCTTCAGGGTCAGTTGCTATGGAAGCTGACTTACAGATGGGTAGTAACAAAATTGAAAACGTTGGTACTCCAACAAGTGGTTCAGATGTAGCTACTAAAGGTTATGTTGATGCCGGTGTGTTAGGACAAGACAATTGGGACGTATTACGTGAAAGTAGTAAGAACGACATTGCAGTTGGTGACTTGCTTGCATATACAGGACTTAGAAAAGTATTAATTACTGTTCCTGATGATGCTTCAGGAACTGATACTTTTGTAGTAGGAGATACTATTGAAAATTCAAGTAACACTACAACTGCTATTATTAAAGATATTGTACAAACAACAGACAATGTTGTAGGTGAAAATGAGCCTGGAAACAATATTTGGATAATCACATATCAACTAACATCTGGACCAGATTTTGGACTTGAACAACTTGAAGGAACCGGCGGTAAAGCAGATGTAAGTGCAACAGTGTTGCGTGGACCATTTGACGAAATTGGTAATGCTTCAAATAGTAATGATAGTGATGTATCATTTGCACTTACTCGAGATCCAAATACCTTAAACGGATCACTTGCAGGATCAATTGCAGAATACGACATTCAATTGAGAGCAGGTGTTGTTGAAAACGCTGATGTTAATGCTTCAGCAAGTATTGTACAAAGTAAATTACTACTTGAAAGAACAAGTGTACTTGATAGTAGTGCAACTTTACTTGGATCACAAGGCGATGCGATAGGGCAATCATCTAGAGGACTTGCGGCATTTGATGCTAATCACTTTACTGAAGAATATGAACTTACAGTAAGTGGCAACGTTACTTTACAAGCAGGAGATTATGTATATCAAGGTGCATTATTTGGCGAAGTAGTTAGTAATGTTACTGCAAGTGTACTTGTTAAAATTAGAACAAACGATAAGTTTATATCGAGCTCAACAATATTACAAAAAACAGTATTTACAGATGGGCAAGAAGGTCCACTTACATCGTTAGGTGTACAGTGTTCATCGATAAAAGTATCAGGCTTTATTGGCTTGTTGCCTAGATCAATAACTTTAACTGATTTAGCACCAATAACTACTGATACAGTAATTGGTAGATCATTAGCTGGTAATGGTGATGCATCATTAATACCATTTACAGATATAGTTAAACAAGGTGATGCAGTTGAAGATAAAGACTTTACAGGTAGTACTATTGTTGAGATTTCAGGACAAAGACTTAACTTTGGGGCTGAAGTATCAGTAACTAACGGTGAAACAATTACTCAAGGCAATGTTCAAGGTACTGTACAAGGTACAGTGTTTGGTGAAACTTCGATATATGTTATTGATGCTATTAATGTAAACAACAGTAACCCTGCTAACTTTTCAAACGGATCGGTTACGGCTAGTGTCGCTGGTGTACTTGGCAATGTTACATCAGTTAATACAGGTATATCTCTTTTAGGAGATGCATTAGTAAGATTAGATGACGGTATATACGGAAGTGTGCCAATTAGTATAGGTAATGCTAACAATAGTATTGCAAGAAGAACATCAACTGGTGGACTACAAGTAGAATCACTTATATTAGGTGGGTCAAGTACAAACACTGTGCTTTCTGAAAGTGGAGGGACATTAACATTCTCAACACTTACTGGTGGTAAGATTTTATCATCAAGTGGCGCAACGGCTCCAACTATAGACACAGGTGGTAGAGTAAGAGTCGGCGACACAAATATTAATGCAGGTAATAGTAATTTTTATGATAATACTATTTACGGCGCTGGCGGCTCATCTGAAGAACAATCTGCACTTGCAGCACGATGGATTTACACATCATTCATTGAGGCAGGCGAAGAAAAAGGAGCTGGTTCAACTGGTATATCAATTGGTGCAGGAACTGGATTTGATAATTCTGCAGCTGACGTAATATCATTAATTACAAGCGGTGCTGAACAATTAATAGTATCGTCGAGTACAATGACTGTTAACAATGCAATGACAGTTAGCGGAGAACTAAACGTAAGTGGCGGAAGTTTAATTGAAACTATTGGCGGCGACATTAGAGTTAGAAATAGCGCAGACAGTGCTAACTTGTTTAATGTGTCAGGATCAAATGGTAATACAACCGTTGGAGGTACACTAGGTGTTACTAGTTCAATTAGTACAAACTCTAGTTTAAGTGTTCAAACCAGCGCAACATTTGGCGGCGGCTATGGCAGCACAGGTGTTACAATTAGTAGTGCAGGTGCTATTAGTGCAAACAGTAATATTATTACTGGCGGTAACTTAACAGTTGACGGTACTAGTACACTAAAAGGTGATGTTGACATTGGTAATAATGCATCTGACACATTATCATTTAATTGTGTCGTTGATAGTTCGTTTATTCCAGACGGAAGTACCCGTAACTTAGGTAGTTCAACAAAAGCGTGGGGCACAGTATACGGCGGAACATTTAGTGGTACAGCAACTACAGCAAAATATGCTGACTTAGCAGAAAACTACTTAGGTGATGCAGACTACGAACCAGGTACAGTTATTGTCTTAGGCGGCGAAGCTGAAGTTACACTAACTGATAAAAAAGGAGATCATAGAGTAGCTGGTGTTGTAACAACTAATCCAGCACACTTAATGAATAGTGATCTAGAAGGTGATTATATAACTGGTGTTGCACTAGCAGGTCGTGTTCCGTGTAAAGTAATTGGAACGGTTGCTAAAGGCGACATACTTGTATCAAGTGCAATTCCAGGGTATGCAATGGTAGATAATAATCCATCATACGGTACTATAATTGGTAAGGCAGTAGCATCTAAAGACGACAGTGAAAGAGGGTTTGTTGAAGTATTGGTAGGCAAATCATAATTACGATAAATACATAAAATAGGATTACATCAAAAATGGCAAATAAATTTCCTTTAGTTTATGATACAACTGGTAAAAGTTTACAGGAACTAAGCACCACGGACAACTTAGACTTAACTGGCAGTAGTATAGTAAATGCAGTTAATATGACTGCAACAGGATCAGTAAATGCTGGTAGTGTTGTAGCAGGATCATTAACAGTTGGAGGACAGGCACTAGGAACAGTAGCTACGTCAAATAACTATAATGACTTAACTAATAAACCTGCTTTATTCAGCGGTGATTACAATGACTTGACAAATTTGCCAAGCAGTGTTTCGAGTAACTGGGCAGACATTACTGGTAAGCCAGTAATAGCAACTAGTTTAAGTCAGCTAACAAATGATACAAATTTTGTTACTAATGCACAGATTAATATTATACCAGGACAAGTTACTGGATTAGCAACAATTGCTACTACAGGAGCATTTAGCGATTTAACTGGTGTACCAAACTATGTTACTAATGAACAAATTAACGGCGGAACATTAACTGTTGAAGTTAGCAACACTGGTGATTTGCAAGGTAGTGTGTTTGCTGATGACAGTTCATTGATGCTGGATCATTTAAATAACAGATTATTTTCTAATAAAGTAAACACCGACATACTTACAGTTAATGGGATTTTATCAACTGACGATTTATCTATTAATGCTGAAACACAGTTATCTATACAAACCGACACATATATAGCTATACAGTCAACTAGTTTTAATTTACTTAACACAGTATCAGGTACAACTATATACGATGTAGACGAATTACGTTTTCAAGGAGATGTTAACTTTGGGTTAGCAACTGTTACAGGATTAACACTTAACCAAGTTACAGGTGATTTAACTGGTAGTGTGTTTGCTGACGATAGTTCAGTTATTGTTGACGGTATAAACAGATCTGTAACTGCAGATAAAGTTAATACTAATGAATTGAATTCAGTATTAATAAAAGGTAACTTACAAAATAGCGTACCTGGACAGGTAGTATCAATAACTGGTGATGCAGGAATTACGCTGTTGCCAGCAGGCCCGTTAAGTGTACCAAATGCAACTAGTATACAACTAGCAGGCACACAAGGTATTACGATTGCGGCTACTAACGATTTAGCACTTAGTACTAGTTCAGGAAACATTACATTCTCAGGACCAGTTGACTTTACAGCATCAACAGTTACAGGACTTAGTGTTGAAGGTAACTTTGTTGGTAGTGTTTTCGGCGATGATAGTACACCGTTAGTTGATGGTATCAATAATAAAATTACAGGTAAGATTGACTCAACTGAAGCAATAGTTAATCAAGGTAGCTATAGTCTTACAGTTAATTCAACTGGTGCAAAATTACAAAGAACCAGTGGAGCAGGTGGAGGACTTGTAGTAACTAATACTAGTGGTGTAGTATTAGGAGGCGAAGCACCTGTTGAAATATCAACAGCAGGTGATGCTATTGTAATTGGTAACGGAAGTTCAGGCAACATTACAATAGGTAATGGTACCAATACTGTTACAGTTACAAATAGTACAACATTAGACTTATCGGACTTAACTAGCATTTCATTTAGTAATTCAACAATTTCAGGATTACTAAGTCCTAGTATTTCTTATACACCAGATGATAATACTGACTGGGAGGGAACTCCGCCCGATAATGTACAAGACGCTATCGATAGACTAGTTGCATGGATAACAAACTTTAAAAACAATGATAGTACAGATCCTAACAGACCTGCACCATAACGGAGACATAAATGGCCATTGAATATATTAATACAGGAACAATAGCAAACGACGGCACAGGCGATGCACTTCGTGAGGCTTTTATTAAAGTAAATGATAACTTTGAAGAACTTGACTTACGAGTAATTGAAACAACACAATTTGAAAATGTTGGGTCAGTTGGACAAGGAGTTTTTGCAGGGAAAGATAATAATACTGCACAATTTAAAAAATTAATAGCAGGTACAAATGTTACATTAACTCCAACAGCAACTACACTAACATTAGATGTTGACAATGCTCTTGAACAACTTCTAATGATAAGTGATAATGGTAGCTTAACTGTAGCACCAGGGCAAAGTGTAAACTTTAATGGTGGTAACGGATTAACTACATCAATTGCTTCACAAACACTTACTATAGATCTTGATACAAGTAATATTGTTTCAAGAGATAGTAGCCCAACACTAACTGCTAATTTAAATGCTAACGGCAATGATATTACTAATGCTGGTACAATTACGGCTAACACTGTTTCAGGTGCATTTCAAGGTCTAGTTTATGGATTTGACATAAGAGAATTTGGACCGTACCTTTCAGGATTTGATTTTGGCGGAATGCGTAATACTTACGGAAGCGCACTTGATTTTATTGTTAAAAATACAGATATTGATTTAGGACCAATTGATCCTGAAAGAACTGATTTAACAATTGACTTAGGCTTCTTACCATCTGTATAACTAATACGATAAATATGTTATAGAAGGAATGATCTATGGCATTATGGACAACTGGTACAAATAAACTACTTGCTACTGTTACAGAAGAACAGACGATTTCACTATCTCTGCCAGTAACAGCAGGCTCAACTATCTCATTAATTAGTGGCACATTGCCGCCCGGCGTTAAGATAAGTGGCGTAACGCTTATTGGTACACCGAGAGAGGTATCTCGTGTAACTGATTTTAGATTTGTGTTGAGAGCATCTCTAAATAATCAAATTGACGATAGGACATTTACTATAAAAGTTGAAGGTCCTGATACACCAACATGGTCTACACCAGCAGGTGAACTTCCAATTGGTAGTAATGATACCTATTATATTTTAGACAGTAGCCCAATAGACTTCCAATTAATAGCAACCGATGACGATATACAAGCAGGACAATCTCTTACATACTTTATGAAAGAAGGCGACGGAGTATTGCCGCCAGGCACTACACTTACACCAGATGGCAGAATTATAGGCATTGTTGATCCGTTACTTGCAATAGAGCGTGGAGAGATTTATGCAAGTGGATACTATGATACAAGCCCTTATGATTTACAATCAGGTGGATACGATTTTGGGATTAGAAGTTCAAACGGATTTGATAGCTTCTTTTATGATACAACTGTTTGGGACTTTAGTTATACTGAAAAGGCTCCGAACAAATTAAATAGATATTACCAATTTACAGTAAATGTTACAGACGGTGATCTTATTGCACGACGAACATTTAAAATATTTGTAGTTGGCGATGATTTCTTCCGTGCTGATAATACTGTTTTACAAGTAGGTAGTGGAACATTTACAGCTGACAATACTAATTTAAGAACTCCAATATGGATAACTCCAGGCAACTTAGGTATCAAACGTGCTAACAATTATATTACACTACAGTTAGATATTATTGATACTAACACACAAGTTGGATTTGTAAATTATAGTCTTGAAGATACTAATCCTGGCACATATCGATTAAAAGCAACAGGCGAAATTATTTACAATGGAAAATACGAAGTTAGTGGTACACTACCTAAGTTTGTAGATAGTGGACGTGGGCCTGATAGCTTTATTGGTATTGTTCCATCTCCAGTACAGCCTAGTGAATGGGAAGTACTAGTTCCAGAAACAGTAAGTACTTTACCAAAAGGTTTAGAACTTGATACGTCAAATGGTGAAATTGCTGGACGAGTACCATATCAAGCAGAAGTAACAATTGATTATAAATTTACAATAAAGGCAACACGTTTTACACCAGATGAACCTGATATTAATGTTAGTACTGTTAAAGTATTTAATATTAAGTTACTAGGTGAAATTAATTCTGAAACTACATGGACAACGCCTCCGAACCTAGGTACGCTTAATTCAAATTCAATTAGTGTTTTACGTGTTGAAGCAAACACTACAGTTCCAAATGCACAAGTGTTATATAGTTTAAAATCAGGCAAGTTACCTCCAGGGTTAGAACTAACATACGACGGAGAAATTGTTGGCAGAGTTAACGCTTATGGTCAAAATGTTTACAAAAGTTTATGGAGAGGATCTCGTGAATATACCGCAGGTGACATTGTAAGAGTTGACGACATTTATTACAAAACTGCTAGTAATCATACTAGTAGTTCAAGTGGAATATTTGCAAATGATGTAGCATACTGGATTGAATTTAATTATACTCGCTTAGGATTAACAACTATTGACAGTGATTCAACATCATTAGATTTGCCCGAAACAACTATTGATAGACAATATAACTTTATTATTAATGCTGAGGATCAATACAAATATAGTATTGCAGAACAACAATTTAGTATCACAGTAACAGATCCGGAAGTTATAAAATATAGTAATATCTATCTTAAGCCTTTTCTTAACGAAACAACAAGACGTACATTTAACGATTTCTTATCTGACCCAGAAGTTTTCATTACAGAAAATATTTACAGACCCGGAGATCCAAACTTTGGCATACAAACAGATATTAAAATACCATTGTATTACGGAATTGAATCTCGCAGTCTTGCTGAGTTTACAAGTAAAATGGCAACTAACCATAAAAGAAAACAATATAAGATTGGTGAATTAAAAACAGCTCAGGCTAAAAAAGAAGGTACTAATACTACTTTATATGAAGTAATTTATGTACAAGTTATAGATTCGCAAGATGTCTCAGTTGGACGGACACGTAAGTCGTTTAATATAAAGACTAATCAAAAAATTACAGTTGATAGTGTAAACTACGATGCAAAGGATATGTTCTACGATTATGATACTAAGCCATCATTTACTATACTAACACGTAGTGGCCCGTTATCAGTACAACTAGGCGAAGACTTTAGTGTAGTTACTCGAGGTGACGGAACATATAATTTAAATTGGACATTAGGTATAGAAGTAGATGGTAGAACTGAAGACAATCTTTTAAAAATAATAGAAGGACTCGGTAATACATATCAAAGACGTCCTGACTTTGAAAACACAATAAAAGTAGATAGTGATGCAATATCAGTATCGCAAAATAATGATAGTTTAAGATACATTAGCAACTTAAACAATATGAGAGACAACATAAGATCAGTAGGACAAACAAACAGATCATTTGTTCCGTTATGGATGCGTAGTCAACAAGAAGGAAGTGTAAATGAATTAGGTTACACACCTGCTTTAGTACTATGTTACTGTAAGCCAGGCAAGTCTGCATTAATTAAAGCTGCAATTGAAGCAAATGGCTTTGACTTTAAAATATTCAACTTAGATGTTGATAGATATATAATTGATAGTACAGATATAAGTAGCCAAGATAGTTACTTAGTATTCCAAAACTATCGATTCAATACGTAACCCTGATAAATAAGTGTAGGAGAACACACTATGGCAACTAGCGACAATATTACACCAGAAAACATTGATGAAACATACCCAATTGCAGGTCAGGATAATGACTCGCAAGGATTTCGTGATAACTTTGCGACAATACAATCAAGTTTAAGTGCATCAAAGACAGCAATAAAAGACATTGAAGCAAAAGGTGTATTTAAAACTGCACTTGGTGACGGATCATTAGATAATGACTTGCAAGGCAATACACTTACTAATGGAGTACTAAAAGGTGTAGCATCGGAACATTTTAATACAGGTAACATTGTACAAAATGCTGAAGCTAACATATTATGGACTACAGCAGAATATCATGATATTACAATGGCAAATCCAAGTTCAGTACGTTTGAGCTTAGGCGGCTGGCCTGTAGCAGGAACTTATGGTAGAATGCGTCTTGCTATTAGAAGTAATAATGGTTCAGCAAGAACTATAACTTTTGAAGCAGCTAATGCTGGAACACTCCGAGTAAACTCAACAAACTGGACAAGTGCGTTAAGTGGCGGCGACTTTATAGTTACTAGTGCAACAAGTCCTAAAATTGTAGATGTATGGACTGTTGATGGCGGTATTACAGTGTTTATGGAATACGCCGGAGAGTACACTATTTTATCGTAATGTTTAATCCATTAGTAGATAATTTTAATCAACTAAATGATAGCGAAGTAGAAGATAAACTTACTGAGCTGGCACGAAAATATTGGATGACACGAAATCCTGAAGTTCAACAGCAAATAACAGTCTTGATGGACATGTATAAAATTGAACTTACAACACGCAGAGCTATTCAGCAACAAAAACAAAAAGATCAAGATAACGGCGAAAATTCTCTTGACAATCTGATAAACATCAGTTAAAATACAAGTATGCTTATGAAAACTGACTCTCTCGGTATCCCGCGATTTACAAATAAAGACTTAGTTGATATGATCTATTCAGGTCATGTTGACAAGTGTCATGTAGTGTTGTGCGATGCAGACGATGATGTAGATAAATTTAACAAGGCTTGTGAAGAACAAGGCTTTGATAAACTACAAAAATATATTCCATTAGATGTAGATCAACAAACTTTTGACGGTGTATGTCAAAGTGAATGGTTTATGCCTGATGAATACAAAGACATCAATGTATATGAATATGTACTAAGCAAAGCAAAAACACCCTGTCCACAACACGTACAAGATCGTATATGGGAAGAAATGGAAGCATATGGCGAACGTGATATGCATAATCTATTACGCTATATGATTTATCTTGTAGACTTTATGCGTGAGAATGATATTGTATGGGGTGTAGGCAGAGGTAGCTCTGTAGCAAGTTATGTGCTATACTTAATAGGTGTACACAAAATTGATTCAATCCAGTTTGGCCTGGATTGGAGAGAGTTCTTGAGATAAGTACATATATAATTAATAGGAGAAGATAATGGTACAAAAAGCAAAAGGTGCAAAAGTTTATAAAACCATGCAAGGTAAAATGGTTGACATGGACATGCTCCGAAAGAAAAACGAATTAACTCAAGCAGTAGGTAATGCTAAAGTTAATGCCCGTGGTGACGAATTAGGTCCAGGCGGACAAATTATTAAAAAACGTGAGGACGTAGTGAAAGAGTACTACGATAATCATAAAGGCGTTGTAGATCAAGCAGCAGTTAAAGTTCAAAAGGATCTTGAAGACGATTGGGTTGAACCAGAACCAATCAAAGAAACACAAAAAGCTAAAGCCCGCACAACAGCAAAACCTAAAGCTGAAGATGATTGGGTTGAAGATGATGACGGTAATTTTGTAAAAAAAGGTGATTAATGAATAACACAATTAAAGGTAATTTACGTGCTATCGGGGATCGAGTGTTAGTTTCCGATATGTATTTTGGTGAACAAAAAACCAAAGGCGGCATTATACTTGGAGACGATGACGGCAAAACAAGAGGAATCTATCCTCGCTGGGGTAAAGTACACTCTAAAGGACCTGACAATAAAGACATCTATAATATAGGTGATTGGATTCTTATCGAACACGGACGATGGACTCGCGCCATGAAAGTAGAATTAGAAGACGGTACCGAACTTGAAATTCGAATGATTGACGCTGAGTGTGTATTGGCCATGTCAGATGAACGACCAGACGAAACACAAATTGGTAATGAATATGCAGATGGTGAACATGCAACTGTTGACCCTAGTAGCTTTATGAGGACATAATGACAAACCCATTTAATGATATCGAAACATTTGGTACAGCATGTGACCAACCGCCAAGTGAAGCAAACTACAAAATGTATCTAAGTCTTATTGACGAAGAAGTAGGCGAGCTAGTAGACGCAGTAGCAGCAAATGATAAAGTCGAACAACTCGACGCACTCATTGATATACTAGTTGTTACTATGGGCGCAGTACGTGCCGCAGGTTGGGACGGAGAAGCGGCCTGGAAAGAAGTAATGGACACAAACTTTGCAAAGATTGATCCAGACACAGGCAAAGTACGCAAACGTGAAGACGGTAAAGTACTAAAGCCTGAAGGTTGGAAAGCACCTCAACTTGCTCAGTTTATTTGAAAACTTCGAATGGTATGACTTCTTAGCTGTAGCAATATTCGCTAAAGTATTCCAAGTATTGATTATCGTCACCTTAATGGGTGGCGGCATCGTAACAGCAACACTACTAGCAGTAGTGTGGCAAGGATGGCTATACTACGAAAAATTCCGTACAAAAACACTTGACATCTAGTCAAAGTTCTGTTATAATAAACTTATAAAATTAAACAAGCGGCTGTAGCTCAGCTGGATAGAGCGTTGGTCTACGAAACCAAAGGTCAAAGGTTCGACTCCTTTCAGCCGCGCCAAGTGAGGACATGATATGGCTACACACGGAATGATCGACTTAGAAACATTAGGTGTAGAACCTGATAGTGTTGTGATGACACTAGGTGCTATCAAGTTTGATCCGTTTACAGATAACGAACCGCATAGTGGATTATATCTACGAGGTGACATTGAGGATCAAACTGAAAATTTTAATCGTTCAATTGACGATAATACATTAGCTTGGTGGGGGAGACAGGACCAAGCAATCCAAGACGAAGCATTTGGCGATCATGATGACCGTGTTACTGTACCAGAAATGTTACGCCAACTTAATAAATGGTGTGTAGGATTAGATTATATTTGGTGTCAAGGTCCTACATTTGATTTTGTAATATTACAGCATCTATATAAAGAAGCAGAAAAGCCTGCTCCGTGGAACTATTGGCAAATTAGAGACAGTAGAACATTGTTTGCTATGATGCCAAGTGATCCACGTAAAGCAATACAAGAAAGCCTCCATAACGCACTGGCTGATTGTTATTACCAAGCAAAGTGCGTACAACAATCATACAAACATTTTGGAGTTACAAAATAAATGAATCCAGTATCACGAGAAGTAGACGACGAATCTAAACGATTAATGAAAGAATATCTTGACAAGGGCGGCAAAATTACATATTGTGAGCCAATGGCCCGTACAGAAAATATCGAAGTCAAAGGCGGCTTCTATGGTAGGAAACCAAAGAAAAAGAAGGAAGAGTAATATTGAAATATGTAATTGATATCGATGGCACTATTTGTAAAGAAGTTATTATTCCAGATAGTGGCGGCAAGAAAGATTACGCTAATCATATTCCAATGCCAGAACGCATTGCCAGAGTAAACGCATTATACGATGCAGGACATACTATTAAGTATATGACAGCACGTGGCTGTGTTAGTGGTGTTGACTATTACGACCTAACCAAGAACCAATTAGACGGGTGGGGTGCAAAGTATCATGAACTCAGCGTAGGCAAAAAAGAGAACTACGATGTTTGGATTGATGACAAAGCGTTTTGGAGTGAAAACTTCTTCCGAGAAACAGG